TTCTTCTTTAATCTTTTCATATAGATCATCCGGTAGACTTAATGAATGTGCCATGTGTTACCTCTAATAATAAGTGGTATTATACCATCTTATACCAGGATAGCAACCGATTTATAAACAAAAAAATCATCCCTATTGTACTCACGACCATTCTAGTTGACATTATAAATCAATAGGTTAGGGTGGTATTTACTATTCTAGTTATACTAGGGCAACGTATGCCGACAGAGATAAGCAACTCTATAAAAGGTTGGAGCTAAGGAAATCTCCGTAAACGACCTCGTAACGTAAATAACAAGAAATTTAATCAGATTTTTTATTAATTGCTTACGAGGTTTTCAATGACAACGTCATTCCCTAGTAGCTCGAACTCCACGGTAAAACTGTGGGCGGAAAGAGCGTTATACGACTTTCAAACAGATACACAATTACTCGGCCAGATGATGAAGTCTGGTGTACTTAAAAGAGAAGATCAAACTTCAAGAACTGCTGGCGATAGAGTAAGGATTTCTTACTTGCAAAAACTGACCAATCCTGGATTGATCGGTATGCAAAGCGCTACAGGTGAAGAGCAATCTCTTATATACTTTACTGAAGATGTTTTAATTGATCAGCTAAGGAATCCGGTTGGAATACCTGCGCCTTATACTATCGATCAACAAAGAGTGCTTTATGATTTGCCAGAAGATTCCTTTAGGGTACTTTCTGAGTGGATGCAAATCCATGGTCTAGCAGGTGCATTTAACCAATTAGCGGGTAACACCTCTTCTAGTATCGTTTTTCAAGGAACTACATATACAGGTGGGTTGCTCGGAAGTATAACCGGTTTAAATCTTCCTACCGCTCCTTCGGTTACTACTGGAGATACCCGTATAATTAGACAAAACGGCAATACGACAGATGATGAAGTAGGTGCTGACCCAACTTGTACAGCAAAACTTACTGACATTCTTAATATGGAGACTATAGCTGCAACTTCATTGCACTATATACGCCCATTATCTGAAATGAGTGAAATAAAATATCACTATTACGTTCACACACAATCTTATCAAGACTTAATGACCGATGCTTCAAGCTCACTACAATATCGTGACATTCAACAAGCATTGATTACTTCAGGTCGTGGCGAAGGTGAGATGCAACGTAGTTTTGTGTTTAGTCAGACTCGAGTCTTCAATTCCGATAAAATACCTCAGGGAGTAGGTTCTAGCAGTGGTTTATCAATTGCTAATACTCGTAGGAATATATTCACAGGTCGTGAAGCTGGCGGTATCGCATTCGGTAAAGGTTATACCGATGGGCGCGAAACAGTAGCTGGATTCAGGATTAACAGTGATTTCTGGGATATCGGTAATGTACAACGTATCGCGATTTCTGGAATATTCGGAATCAAGAAAGTTACGTTTAATGGAGTCGATCACGGTGTGATTGTCTCTACAAATTATAGTGCAATATAGGAGGTTAATATGGCTACGGCTTTTACGTTTGGTTCACTAGTTCCCGAAGGCTCACAAGCTCCGAGATTTGAAAATGGAATGCTATATACTACGGAATTTCAGTTAACATTAGCACAGACAGTTGTAACGGGAGATACCTATACTACTCCTTCCGGTGCGCTTCCTTCTAGTGGTATTAGAATCTATAATATAGAGCTTATTACCCCACCACTTGATACTAATGTTACCCCTACGGGTACATTAGCTGTTGGTGATTCTGGATCGGCTACTAGGTTTATTAGTGGTGCTCCAATGGGCATTACTGGGATTACTAGCACTACTTATCAAGTCTACAATACCATTAATGTTGCTCAGGGCTTTACTAGCAATGTTGTTACGTCAGGTAACTACTATTGTTATGGAGCAGGTACTACGCCTCAGTTGATTGTTACGGTTGGTGGAACTATCGCGACCGCAGCAGCTGCTGGGTTGGTAAGACTAAGAGTAACTTTCTACTGTACGGCTGAAAATGCAGGGTCGTAGATGGCAACAACTCTTGGTAGTTTGGCAATACAAATCTTAAATGATACGAATAGGGATGCTGGGGCTTTTTTAAACCCTGGCAATCCCCAAACGTATCAAGATGCCGTCCAAAACGCCATTGTGACCGCCATTAAATACCTAGAATATGATTACTATTGGTTATTTAAAAAACTCAATACTATTACCATTCTTCAAAATTCGAATGTTACGGCACTTCCTGTTGATTTTGGAATGCTAATTAATGCCGGCTACTCTTTAAATGGTGGGTTATATAATCAGAGGCAAGGTTTCTTACCTATGCCTTATGATGAATTAACCAGTCTTTTTTGGAATACTTCAAGCACAGGATATCCGACTAAGTATTCTATTCTCGCTAACAATTTTTATGTCTTTCCTTATTGCTCTGCCAATACGGTATTTAACCTTACCTACTACTATAAGGACGTTACTTATCCGGTAAATCCTGAAGATACCTCTATATGGTTTAATGATTTGACCGTTGATTTAGTACGCATGATTGCCATGCAACGCTTTTATAAAGACACGCTACAAACCCCCGAAATCGCCGATACCTATGACAAAGATATAGCAATGTTTCAGGCTGGCTTAATGCGACAAAACAATAACCGACAAGTTTCAAATGTAATGAGTATATGATATGGCCAATACCCCTAATTATAACTTAGCTCTACCTATTATAGGCGGTAATAGAGATGTATGGGGACAGTTAATTAATGGCAACACAAGCTCTATAGATGTTTTACTTGAGGGTATTCAAACAGCGTTTATTGGCAATAATGCTCCCATTCAACCTTCTCCCTTACCTGCTGGGACATTCTGGATTAATACCTCGGCTAGCCCTTGGAGTTATAGCGTTTGGGATGGTAGTGATTGGGTATTGATAGGCAATATCGATCCTACTTTACATAAATTTATACCGATAAATCCCTTTACGGGTTTTCAAATCAACGTACAGATAATTACTAATTCTGGTACTTATACCCCTACCCTGGATATGATCCAATGTTTTACAGAATTAACAGGCGGTGGTGGCGGTGCTGGGAGTGGAAGCGGGACATCTTATGGGGGCGGGGGTGGTGGCGCTGGTTATGGTAAATCCATATTCACTGCTGCTGAAATTGGTGCGTCGCAAGCTGTTGTTATAGGCGTAGCGGGTTTAGGTTCGGTTGGTGCTGGAGTCGGAGGGAATGGCGGGGTTTCTACTTTCGGTTCTTTTATTACTGCACCTGGTGGCAATGGTGGGGGAGGCTCTGGTTTTAATGTACCAGGTGGTAATGCTGGCATAGCAACTGGAGCTAATATTATTAATTCGGGTGGTAGCCAAGGGGGCGGTGGTTTAAATGGTGTCCAAGGTTCAGGTGGTTCAAGTTTACTTGGTATAGGGGGGCAAGTCGCTAATGGTAGTAGTCCTGGTAATAATGGGACGGGTTACGGTTCAGGTGGCGGGGCATGTAATATGAGCCAAACCGCCGGTAATGGCGCAGCGGGGGTTTGTATAATCACTGAATATATTAGCGGTTAATATGTTAACCAGCAAAAGAATCCCGATAGATATTCCAGCCGGTGTTAACAAAGATGACAATGCCTATACTTCTTTTCTGTGGTCTGACGCTGATAAAATAAGATTCTATAGATACTTCCCTCAAAAAATAGGTGGCTGGGTCTCAATTGACTTTGATAATTCCGCAACTATAAGTGGCTGTCCTAGGTCGGCTTTTTCTTATATTGATAATAGTGGATTTGAACACCTTTTAATAGGGACTAATTACGGACTTTATAGTTATGAAAGTGGAGATTTATATAATATCACCCCTTTAGTTGCTGATACTACGGCAATTCCTAATAGTCTGGCTACAAATTTCAAAACACTGTCTACCGCTAATCCTATAACTACTGTGATTAATAGTAATGTCGTAACTATAACTATTGCTGGCTATTCTTCCGGTACTTTTGTAGCCGGAGACATTATTAAATTAAGTGGAATAACCGGAAATCCAGGCGGTATACCTAATGCGGATTTAAACGGAGACTTAATTATTAATACGGTTTCAGCAACCTCTATTACTGCAAATGCGCTTAATAACGCTGTTGCTACTGGTAGCGCGTCGGGGGGGGGTAGTTCGGTAGTTTTGTCAACCAGAGTAATAACCGTAACTCAAACGGCACATGGATTTAGTAATGGCGATAGAGTAAAGATAGCTTCCGCTGCACAGGTAGATAATTTTACTACTGCCGATCTTAATATAGAAACCATGATTAGAAATAAAACCACCAATACTTATGATTATTATTTAATTAATACGACTAATTGGGCTGGCGCTCTTGTAACCGGTGGTGGGGGTTCTGATGCTACCGTACAGGGTCAAATAGCCGCGGGTACTTGTGCGATGGTTTCTCCTGATGGATTCGGAGGCGGTGATT